GCCTCGGCGCGGGCGGCGGTGAGCGCGTCTAGTAGTTCCAACACCGTCGTCGGGTCGAAGGCGGCGATGTACTGGATGTTAGCGTCAACTTCCCAGCAGGACGCATCGGGGCTGGCTCCCTGGAATGCGGGCGCAATGCTAGCAATAAAGCGATCGCCATCTTTTGTGCGAGCCTCCCAGCCATCGACCCACCACGGCCCCGGCGTCGCCGCCTCAGCGATACGGCGAAGTTCGGACAGTCGCTCCAGCGTCAGGTCGGCCATCGTCAATCCACACCTCCCGCCTCGGCCAGCAGTTGCCGCAAAATCATCAGCGCCTCGTCCAGTCCGTCAGAATGCGATTCATAATCGGCGTCTTGCGTATGGTTGTACATCGCGGTTGCGCGGTGAATGGCGTCCACAATTAGCGTGTCTGCCTTGATGACGGCTGCCCGTAGCGCATCGTGCCTCCGCTTCCACAGCTCGGCCTCAGCGCGGGCGGCGTCACGCTCTTGCTCCAGCGCCTCTATGCGGTCCAGCAACGCCAGGGCCGCGTCCTGATACCAGCTCAACATGTCCCGGTGCGCTTTCAGAAGCGCCTGCAGACGTGCAATCTCGTCAATCAAAACCTGCCCTGACTGCCCCACCATGATCAAATCACTCACGCCCTCCAGCCTCCTCCCGCTCTGCGTCATGCTGTTGCCCTCCCCCGCTTGCTCTTACTCGCCTCGATGGCTTTGATGTAGGCGTTAAGCTCAAAAGCCGTCAGGTCGCTAAACCGTGCGTACTTGGGCTCAAACTTCACGAGCGCCGTCTCCCCACGAGGTCCCTGCTTCTGCTTGGCAACGTGGATCTCGCACACGTTGGCGACACCCTCCAAGTCAGGCCGGTAGTACTCCTCTCGGTAGAGGAACAGAATCTCGTTGGCGTGCTCCTCTATCTCTCCGGAGTCCCGTAGATCCGCCATCGTCGGGCGCTTGTCGTCGCGTGACTCCACGCTCCGGTTGAGCTGCGAGAGGAGCACGACGGCCACATCCAACTCCTCGCTCAGGTTCTTGAATGTCTTTGCCGCGTCGCCCACGATCTTGGCCCAGTTGAGGTTCCCCCGTCCCTTGAGGTTGAGCGCCGTCAGGTGGTCGATCACGATGAGGCCCAACTGCGGGTTTGCCGCTTTCTCCCGGCGTGCGATGGCGCAGATCTCCTCCGGCGTCATGCCCCTGCGGTCGTTGATCTTGATGGGCAGGCCATGTAAGTCCGAAAATGCTTTGTTTGCCCGCCGCCATTCGTCGTCCGTCCACTTCGCGGGCTGCTCCCAACGCACGCCGTCGATGTTGGCGGCGTTCCAAAGGGCGCGCTCCGTGATCTCTTCTGCCGCCTGATCAGGGCAGAAAACGTAACTCGCCACCCCACGCTTCGCAAGTTCGACCGTCCAAAACTGAGCAAATGTCGTCTTGCCCATGCTCGGGCGTCCCGCCACGACGATGAGGTGCTTGCGACGGATGCCCTTGAGCACGTTCGCCAGCCTTTCTAGCCCCACCGGCCACGCAGGTTCGGCCCTACCTTCGCGCCGGTCGATCATCTCGGCGTGGGTTTGCGCCAGGAGCTCGTCCCACGTGCGAGTTCCGTCATGGCCGTGTGTAGAAGCCGCCTGGAGCATCCCTGACTGGATCTCGCCAAGCACCTCGTTAAGAGGCACCGTCAGGTCGAGTAGCGCCGCCTGCCCGCGGAGCAGCTGGTCGCGAATCGCCCGGCGTGCGGCCAGGTCTCGGAGCATGGCAACGAGGCCACGGAACTCGTCCATTGCGATGATGTCGTCGACCATCGCCATGATGTCGCGGACCTTCTGCTCGCCGGCCACGCCGATCCGTCGCATGACTCGGCTAGGGACGAGTTGTTGCCCCGGTTTCGTCTCCTCGCGAATCGCTTTGGCAATCTCTTGGTGAAACTCGTGAGCGAACAGTTGGGGCGTGAACGAGTCCGCCACCTCATCCCACAGAGACGGGCGTCGCATGAGCATGCCAATAAGTCTACGTTCTGCCTGGATGTCAAACAACTCCATGTCATCCCGCTCCCGTCTGCGTCATCTCTGCCAGTTGGCGCTTAAGTGAGCGCAACACGTGATCCACCTGCGACGGCTCTTCATCGGTTGGAGGTGATGCTTGACGAAGGTGGTTCTTGCGCTTGACTGCCTCGAACGCCTCATCGAGACGGTGCACATCGTCAAGGGTGCGGACTTGTTTTGCCACCCAACGATTACAGATTTCAGTGAAGTAGCGTCGAGGCGCTGCCGGCTTCGCGTCCACCGTGCGCCTCATCGCCTCGATGACAACAGACTCACCAAGGTCCTCGACGTAAGACTCGAGTTCGTTGGCCGCATGTGCGTCGGGCGTGCCGTAGATGGCAGTGACGAGTCGCCTCCACTCCTCCCCCTCGCGCGCGCGCGCGTTATCATCATCATCATTAGGAGAATGGAGTATGGAGGATGGAGTATTGCCGATCTCATCCATCATGGCATCGTCTATGGCATCATTCATGGCATTGGATATGGCATCGGGCATGGCACGAGTGATGTACTCATAGAAGCTAGGCGCTAGGTCTTTGCAAATGGCAAGGAACTCGGTAAATAGGTGCGTTTCGGGAAGCTCCGACAGAGCTTTGACGGCGGCTTTCATGTGGTTTGACGTTTCGGGGCGCTGCCACTTGAGTGCTTTTTTGAGAAGCACAACCTGGGCTTGATCGTCGTAAGCGATGAACCCCTCTTTGATAAGCCCAGAGAACGCTTCCTCGATGCGTCCCATGTCCCAGCCAAGGTCGCCACAGATGTAGGCTTTTGGCAGTCGAAAGATTCCCTCTGTAGTCCTGTGCTCGCACGTGAGAAGGTAGAGGGCGAGGAACTTCATGTCCTCAGTCCAATGATGTTTCAGCCAGATGCGGGGTGAAATTCGCCAATATTTTGCAGACATGTGACCGCCTCCAACCGCCGCCTAAACTCGTCTCCGTCAAGCTTGTCGATCTCGTCCAAGAGCCCGTTCATCGCCGTCGCCTGCTCGGGCGTCATCTCGCCGCGGGCGACGAGCACCTCAAAGGCCAACCGCAGCTTCTCGTCGATCCTCTGCAGCTGCGCGTCCGTCACCGTCCACCGCCTCCAGCACCCGGATCATCTCAGGCACCGTCATTTTGTCGATCCGTCCGATGATCCGTTTCATCCGCGCCTTGTCGATGAACCCAAGCTCCCGTGCGTCCATCGCCATCGAGCACAGGTAAATCCGCCATCTGTCGATGCGTCGCGCCATCGTCCCACCTCCCGCATATCTGCTGTGCGCATGGCGCATCATACACTNGCGCCCTGTGCGCCTGTGGTGCCGGGTTGATNCGCTCAGCCCGGCAAAGCGGCGGGTCTTACGCTCCCCGCGGGCGACTCCATCTGTACCGGTCCCAAACCGTCACCCTCGCTCACGCCATCGCATCACCTGCCTCAGAATGGCACGTCGTCGGGGTTGAAGCCGCCGTCCTCATCGCCTGCGCTGTCCGGGCGAGGGTCGACAAACGTGATCTCCTCGACGACGACCACAACCTTGCTCCGCTTCTCGCCGTCCTTCTCCCACCGCTCCTGCTGTAGGCGTCCGGTGATGCCGACCTGCCGCCCTTTGGTGAGGTGCTGGGCCGCAAGCTCGGCCAGCTTGCCCCAGCACGTCACGTCGAACCAGTCTGTCTCCTCCCGGTTCCTCTCTCGCGGCACGGCGAGGGAGAAAGTGGTGACCGCCGTGCCGTTCTGCGTGTAGCGGAGCTGCGGATCAGCCCCGAGTCGCCCGATCAGCGAAACAGTGTTCATACCAACGCCTCCTGCTGGATGTCGTCGCCCGGCACTTCATCCGGCACCATGTCTGCGCCGCTCGCACGCCGCCAGTCCTCCACGAGTCGGGCGAGCGATTGGGCCGCCGATTTGTTTCCCTGTTTGCCCGCAGCGTAGGCGCGGCGAGCGAGATCGGCGAGCTTGTCGATGTCGCAGTTTTGCGGCGTCCCGCCGATGGCGTAGTCGATCAGCGAGACGTACTGTGCCCCATTGATGCCATGCGCTTGAATGAGATAGCCTGCGAGTGCCGCGTGGTATTCGTCTCGCTTACTCTCGTCGCCGCCACGTTTGGGGACGGGCTGTTCCTCCCTGGGCGGCGTCACGTTTTTCATTGGTGTCTTGATCTCGCCCGTTTCCATGTCCACGTCCACCGCCTCGGCGTCCGGGACCGTGCTCACCTCTGTCTCATCGAGCCAGCCGAGACCGCAAATCGAGAGCGTCACACGGCGCTTCGCCTTCGTTTCGCATTTCATAATGGCGTTCGCAAGAGCGTCGCCTTTGAGTCCGGCGATACTCACGGCACCAATGGCCTCATCGGTGCGCCCGTGTTTATCACGAGCACGAGCTGTCACCACATAGATGCCGTTGTCGAGCATCTCCCGGCTTGTGATCTCGACGCTGACGCCGTTGATGGCCCGCAGTTGATCCGTGGCATCCCTCTTGGCGTAAAGCGTCAATTTGCCATTCAGATTGATGTACTCGAAGGGCTTGGTGAATGGGTTAAGCCCCAGAGACTGGCATACAGTGCGATAGTAGGCGACCCGTTCGGCGGGCTGGAGCTTGGAGAGATCGCCTTGGATCACTACCTGCTCCAGCACCGCCGCTTTTTGCTGGTCCGGTACTGTCAAAGCCGTGCTGTTGCGCGCCATTACGCCTCCACCTCCTGCACTTGCTCCCACACGGCGCGGTGCACGCGGTCCCAGCGCCCGTACACCCGCCGTTTGCCGTCGTTGTAGCCGCGCTCGCGGCCCCTGCGTTCGATTTCACCCTGGATCACGCGGATGTTCGTACGCACAATCCGCTCGATTTCGTAGTGCTCGCTGAGTAGCTGCCCTAGCTCGATATCCTCGGCGGTGATCAGGTCGATCATCTCGCCCGTCTGCGGGTGGACAATTTTGAGCTGGCGGTCCTCTGTCATCGCCAAACGGCCCACCTCCTTGCGCCCCTCACCGCCACTTGCTATACTGACAGTGAGGGGGCTTGTCGTCTTCCTCGATCTTGGGTCACGCCACCGTGGCAGCGGTGGCGTTCTTCTCTTGCCACCTCTCCACGATCATGTGCCGCCTCATCCCGCTCAGTGTCAGCTCAAAGATCTCCTCGCCGAGCGCCCACGCCAGTTCCTCGGCCGCCTCGACGATNAGCNTGTGATCATAGGCGTCGAGTCCAGCATCGTCGTGGAGCTTGTCGATCAGTCGCCGCCACGANGGNTTATCCTTTAGGACGGTCAGCAGNNTCTTNGCGTCGATCATCCGTNTCACCCCCTCCCTGTGCCTCCTGTGCGGCCACGAACAGGCGTATGAGCCGCAGAAGTTCCTGCATCTCCTTTTGCCTCCGCCTGTGTTCGAGCGAGATGACCACGCCTCGCCCCATCGTCAGCCACCTCGCTCGATGCGCTCGTGCTCGCGGCGGGTGGCCTCATACGCCCAGCGGAGGCGCAACCTCTGACCTGCGATCCGCGCCGCCTCCGATGGCAGGTAGTCGCCATCGATCACCTCGTCCACGTACCATCTCACCATCTCGTACATCCAGGACTCGACCGTCTCGTCGTCGGGGATGTCGAGCCTCACTCGCTCTGCGTCGATGAGTCGGACGAGTCGATCCCAGATGTACCCGCCTTCCCGGCATCGTAGCGCCCGCGCCTTCTGCGGTTTCCACCCACCGCACCGTGCGAGCATGTCGTCGTATGAGACGGGCCGCACACGGCTAGGCGTGGGGCGTATGATCTCGTGCCCGTATTCGGTTGTTGGGGCCGTGGCGATGGCCATTAGTCCTCCCCCTCCTATGCTGTCTGCTTGCTCTTGGCGGCCTCGCGTAGCCGCTGTTCCTCACGCTCCAGCACCCTTGCCCAGCCGCGGGCGAGGATCTCGTTGACCTTGGCCGCGACCTCAGCCTTGGACGGTGTTCGACCGTGCCACGGGTCAGGCCACTTGCCCATCGCTCTCCCTCCCCTGTGCACCGGGTCTCTCGGCGAGAGCGCGCCGAAGCCCCTCATCGACCAGATGCGGGTGCAGCTGCACACCTTCGCGGATGCGACCGCGGACCGCCCAGTCAAGCTCGAAAAGCTCCTTGTACTTAGCGATCCGCAGCGCATCCGAAAGCTCGCTGTCGCTCCGAAGGAGAAGCGGGCTGGACGTAAGGCGCTGCATCACTTGCACCACGTCGGCGGCCTGGTTGAGCACGTTGAGGTTGTGCTCAACGTCATTGAGGTCGTGCAGCTCTTCATCGTCGGGGATGCGGTCGGGATCGTCGCCAGGTCCTCGGATCTCGCTCTCTCGGGCCAGGACAAAAGTGTCGCCGCCCTTACGGATCGTGATTGAGCCGAAAAGACGAGCGTACTCAATCGCAAGCGGGAACGATACGCTATCGTTCTCGGCCCTTACAATCGTCTCGCGCTCGACGCCGAGCCTTTCTGCCAACTCACTCTGGGTGAGTCCGGCCTGTTTGCGCTTGTCTTTGAGATCGACGGGAATAACTTTCGTGCTGTCCATCGAAAACTGTCACCTCCTCCTGGCCATAATTGTGACATAACACGTCACGTGTGTCAAGCACTTTTGAGGCATTGGGTTGCATTTTTTGTCGCCTACGTCTCAACGCGAGCGGATATAGGCCCAAACTGAGAGCAAACCCATCACCATTGTCGGAGCGGGAATTGTCTCTTGAATACGTGACGAATTGTGGCACATCATAACACCGAGGAGGGCGATGCGATGAACGCGAACATGTTTGCGAGAAGGCTGGTGAAACTGAGAGAGCTGGCTGGTCTGACACAAGCAGGACTTGCAGATAGGATTGGGGTTGCACGAGAGACCGTTTATCGGTGGGAATCAGGAAAGCATGCGACGCCGCATAAGAGAATGAGGGATATTTGTCGCGCGCTAGGAGTCACAGAAGAGCAATTTTGGAATCCGGAATGGCCCAGCGAATCCGACTCGATAAAACAAAATACGACCCGATATACCCCCGGGCCGTATTTGGAAATCCCCACAAATGAGCACTATATGGCTTTAGCGTGCCCCCGATGCGGAGCGACAGATTTCAGCGAAAAAGCTCGCTACTGTCGGCAGTGCGCGTACCCTCTTTATAACTATTGCATGCATCCCGATATGGAAGCGCGACATGTAAACCCGCCGGATGCCGTATTTTGCGAGGAGTGCGCTCTCCCGACATTTTGGTCCNGGGAGCACGTGACACTTGAGGAAATCCTAGGAGAACGGGCGATGCGCAGTGTTCGCAGTACCGAGGGGGGATCGNGAATGACATGACGTGGCCGCACACTTCACACCTGCGTTGGGATAACATTATCCGCCCTCCCGTTTTTTGTCCCCGACCGATTGACCGGAAATTGACCCTAATTAAAGGCTAAAGTTTTTGTCTAAAATTTTCAACAGAAACACACCCGAACAAGTGTTCGGTCAAGTCTACGATACCAATATATCAGTAAGCTGCATCACCGACAAGACCGTAGATATAGCGTGGACGTGCTCCGTCCCGCACTGGCCAACCATAACTGGAGGTGAATGACATGAGAAAAGTAGTGTTTGCGTTTGTGCTCTCGTGCCTATTTTCGGTTTCGGTCATTGCGAGCGGTCCTGCCCCTAATGCCCAGCCAGCGTTCCGTGATCTATATTGGGGCGATCCAGTGGATAAGCTGGGGCCAGTGCAACTGATCCGAGAAATCGATGGAGTTGAAATGTACCGTCGTCAAAATGAGGATCTTAATCTCGGAAGCCTGCGGGCACGGAATATCTACTATGGTTTTTGGGACGGGCGGCTTATGACTATCATGTTTTCGACGACCGATGTTCGGCGGACGTATGACGTATTGGTAGCCAAATACGGAGAGCCACTGATGTCGAACCCCATCATTAAGGACGCGGGTTGGATGACCAATGACACCATTGTGAGCTTTGAAGAAGATATTGTGAGAAATCGGGCCAACGTGATCCTCGCGAGTATCAAGATTATGGAAGAACATGAGGCTTGGCGAGCTGAGCAACTCAAGAAAGACGCCGCCTCGTGGTGATTCGGTGCCATGAAGACTGCCGTCGCATACATACGCGTCTCGAAAGAAAAAGAGGAGGGAGTCTCTCCCTCCTCTCAATTGTCGAAGATACGGCAGTACTGTAGCCTGCACGATTTGCAGCTCATTGATGTTTTTCGTGACCTGGACATATCAGGCCGCTCGGCGACAAACCGCCCGGCGCTCCAGGAGATGCTGAGACGGATCGAAGAGGGCGATGTGCGCTATGTCGTCGTGTACAAGCTCGACCGCCTGGCCCGTTCCGTCGCCGATTTCCACCGCCTCATGGAGCACTTCGAGCGCCACGGCTGCGACCTCATCAGTGTCTCGCAGAACATTGATACCGCGTCTCCCGTAGGGAGACTCCTTCGTAACGTGCTCGTCGATTTTGCGCAATTTGAAAGCGAGATGATCGGCGAGCGTATCCGCGACAACTTGACGCACATCGTCGAAACCAAGGGCAAGTGGCTTGGCGGGAGTCCGCCGATTGGCTATAGGCAAACCAAAGAAGGTCTTGTGATCCATGAAGAGGAGGCGAAACTAGTCCGCTGGATTTTCGAGCAGTATCTATCCGGCCACGGAACCCGCGCCATCGCCGGGATGCTCAATCGCCGCGGCATCCCGACGCCCGGCGGGGGTAAGGTATGGCGATATAGTACCGTGAACTGGATCCTCTCCAACCCCACTTACACCGGGAAAGCNATCTGGCAAAAGCGCGTCCTCCCAGGCAATCACGAGCCGATCATCGATGAGGCCACTTTTGACGCCGCCCAGCGGATAATGCGCCTCAACAGCATCCACCGCCGCGCGTCCACGGGCGAGCGTGTCCTGAGCGGCCTGCTNCGNTGCGGTCTCTGCGGGCGCAGCGGTAACGTCAAACATGGATGGAAGGGAGCGGTCCGATACATTTGCGTCACGAGGGCGCAGCAGGACAAGACGGCGTGTGCCAACGTAGCGCTGGACGAGGAGGGTCTCGTTGCCAAGGTCTACGCCGAAATATGCGCGCTTGCCGATCCGGAGCGGGTGGCACGCTACGGGCGTGAGCGTATGGCGGCAAAGCCGAAGGACGACGCCCAGCGGGAGCTGGACGCCATCGAGCGACGCCTGCGCCAGATTCGCACGGCGATGGACAGGTTNTTNGAGGACCACTACGAAAATGGGATAATCACCAGGGAGCAATTTGAGGAGTACAACCGCCGCTATCTGATGGAGCAAGAGGAGCTAATCCGGCGGCGTGAAGAGCTTGGCGGCGCTGGCGAAGACGAGGAGCCTATCGACCTCAGCGTCATCCGCGACTCTGCGGCGTCGATCCGTGAGTCGTGGGACGCGCTGTCAGTATCGGAAAAGCGCCTGCTCGTCTCCTATGTTGTGCGGCGGATCGTATGGTACCCGGATCGGCTCGAAATCGAGTGGCAATATGGCGAGACGACGACCATCCCCTACCGCGANGTTCGCCGCGGGGTCGCCTATGTGTGACTTCGCGGCGTTTTGACCAGGACACGCATGTCTGTTGGGCATGATGCCCCGAACAGCCACCGAACGAAATGTAAAACTTGTATTTTCCGCTTGACCGTACTGGCGTAGCATAGTATAATCAAGGTGAAAGGAGGCGATGGCAATGACGAAGGTTTGGTACACCGGACAGCAGGCGGCGACGTTGATGGAGGCGGCAGAGGCTAAGGGTTCGCTCTACCTCACCACCGACTACGATTTCGCCGCTGGTTACGGCACGGTGTACGCCCTGACGGTGAGGCCCGAGGCCAAGGCATTTAACACCGCCAACAAGGCGCAGGTCGCCGAGGACGTGGATCGCCTCTTCGCTGACTACGAGGACGGCATCCTCCCCTGCGAGCTTCGCGACGCCATCGCCTGGGCCATCGACGAGACGGGATCCGTCGAGGCCGCCAAAGCTAAGCTGGCTGAGGAGCTTGCCCCCGATCACATCCGTGAGGAGTCAATCTACGACATGGGCGACCTGCAGAGCTGGCTCTGGGAGACGTTCGNGTTTGACCTGGTAGTGTTTTACGACGAGGACACGGCGCTCCTGCTCAACGCCGTGGAGATGGCTGAGGAGGTTGAGGAGTAATGGCG